TCGCATCGAGAATTCTACTAGCAAGTGAGACTACTTCAAGTGTAGGCAGCTGTGCATCCCTCTTTAAAACTAGATTAGTATACTCTACAGGATATCAGGCAATAACTTATAATTTGAATGATATATCTATTTCTAGTAAGGCTGCGAACTGGGTGGGTATTTCAGAAAGTAACTACTCCAATGGAGAGACTGCTACTATTGTTACGGCCTCAGGATTTGTCTCTTCGCTATCTAATCTTATACCAGGAGCTAATTACTATGTTGCTGTAGATGGCACTTTATTTCCCGGAGCTACAGGTTTCGGCAAGATAGGGCGAGCTATTTCTGATACGGAATTCTTAGTAAGTTCTAACACTAGTAATATAGATCTTGATGACGAAAGTACTGCTGCACTTATTGCAGGTATTGGCGATTTAACTGATGTAGACACCTTTACAGCATTCCCTACAGATGGGCAATATCTACAGTATAATAGTGTTACTAGTACTTGGACCCCTGCAAATGTTTCTCTCCCCGACTTAACTGATATTACTCTAACTAATGCAGTAGATAATGATCTTTTATTGTATACTTCAGGAGTATGGGCAAATGGGACTTTAGCAACTACTAATCTATCAGATATAGATACTACTGTAGCTCCTACAGCATCTCAAACTTTAATTTGGAATGAGAGTACCTCTAAGTGGGAAGCTGGTATACCTGAACGAGCTCTTGGCTCTTTAAGCAATATGGGAGCTAGCGTATCCACTGCAACCACAGGTCAGATACTAGTATACAATACTATTGGAGATCAATGGAGCGCATTAGATAATGAGTTTAGTTTAGACGAGTTAACCAATGTAGATGTATCTGGAGTTACTAATAATCAATTCCTGCAGTATAATTCCACAAGTAGTGAGTGGGAGCCCGGAACCGTAGCAACAGCCGTATCCGAGTTAACAGATGTAGATTTAACCGGAGTTACAGAAGGACAGTACTTAGTATACAATGATCAAGATAAGTGGGTTCCTACAACTATAGAATTCGCGGCCGCACTGACAGACTTAACAGATGTAAATGCTGTAGGAGCTCTTGCTGGTCAAGGCTTAATATATGATGATAATACTAATAAATTTGAATTAGCAGTAGTAGGGACGTCTAATGTAGATACTCTAGATGACTTATCTAATGTTTCAGTTCAAGCGCCAAATAACGGCGATGTTTTAAAGTATAATGGAACTACAGGTGCTTGGGAAGCTACGCCTACCCCCAGCCCTGCCGTTGTATACGCAACTAGAGCTTCTTTTCCTACACTAGGAAACTTAGGAGATCTATCTTTTGCACAGGATACAGGCGTTTTGTATGTATGGGAAGGAAGCATCTGGTATAATTTGAAGAAAACAAATGCGTTTTACTTAGTTAGAGCAGGTACTTTCACAGGCCCATTAGAAGGACAACAACTATTTCAACCTCAACAAACAATAACATTGCATGAGATACGAGCGCAGGTGGACCAACCATCTGGAGGTTCTCTTATATTTTCTGTATTACGAAGTGGACTTGAGATTCAGCAATTTGTTATACCCCCTGCCGCTCCATTCGTTGAAGCTGCTTTTACTTCGGGAGTTATAGCGGGTCCTGCAGATGAAATAACTGTTGACATAATATCCGGACAAGGAACTAATTTGTCCATTAAGTTCATTTACTCATAAGGAGATCAATTTTGAGCAATTATACTATAAGTTACCCTGTACCAGTCCTAGGAGAAGATGGACAAGTGCAGATATTAGAAGATGGCAGTGTTGCAATGGAGCGCTGTATGCACGACCATTTAGCAACTGTACGTCTAGAAGACGGTTTATGGGAGATATTTTTTAGCCCTTTAACAGAGGCTGACGATGACGAGCACGAAGAGCATAACTGTCCATTTGGCAGCATGCAAGGATTTATGTTTGATCCACGGAGTGGTCCAACCTACAGGAACCCTATTACAACAAAAGAGCATGGGATGGAGATTTTTTTAGACCTTTTCCCCGGTGCTGAAGTAGAGGTACAATAACATGGCTAAAATTTATGACTATACAGGCCTCTCGCAGGCATTCGTAATCCTAGAAGATCCACGAGTTTCAAATGATGGTTTATATTTATTTGATTATAAGCATGACTTCTCTACTCTAAGCCCTATCTTTAATAAAAAATTTGGAACCGCTAGCAGCAGGGCGAATTCTATTGTAAATAGTAATCAAAAATATGCCTACAATAGCCCCGGCTACCAGATGTCTCTAGCAAAAGACTATGTGTCTTTTGATAACTATACTACGACGACCAACTCGACCTGGATCAATATACATCAGCATAAGTTTTGGATGTCTATGGATAGAAATTATAAAGCTCAAAGCGACGTATTTGTTATGAATAATGGGTCCTCTGATGCAGTTTTCTCGTGGAGCGTAAACTACGATGCCGAGAACAGCACTGTTTCTTTGGGGAGTATGGGAGTATCTGAGACTGAAGACCTAAGTGATATTGCTTTCCTCGGCGGCCAGTCAGCCAGCGTCAGCGTTGCTAGCATCGTTCGGCCGGGAAATACTGCTTATTGGTTATATTATCATAGTCCGGGCAATGAGATAGGGGGTCTATACAGGCACTACAGTACCACTAATCAATGGTTCTTCGATAAGATAATGAGAGGGTACAGTATTAACTGGCCAAGCATCAATAACCTCAGTGCTGGCTATCAATTTCAAAACTATAGCTCCACTTCTTTCGTAGGAATAAGCAGTGTTGATGCTCAGCCTATATTCGCGACAGTTTATAATGGAAATAGCCCTGCAGGCTCGCCAACGGTAGCCTATAGGACGTACATATACAAGTGTACGGGCACTACCCAGACAAGCGTAGTCGCCCAGTTTACCGGCAAATCGGCTGGTGCCGCTTACCGCCCTGCCTTCGGCGAGGATCAAGCAGGCTTAACTAGCGATGGTACTACAAGCGGAGGAAACTTTGCTAACGCGCCTGATTATAATGTGCCTACTAAACCTAGTAGAACTATGACTGACCCTAGAGATGGTACAGGGAACACAAAACTTTGGTACGCCGTTTATATTGACGATAATAGTGACTATCACCCCGATTTATGGACGTGGGATACTAGTGATGATTCCTTCACTCTACAAACTGATGTTATAATGCAAGCAGGAGCGGGGCAAACTGCAGGATTTACTGGTAAATCTAGTGGTGTTGATGCTTGGAATGCTGTCATTGACAATACTCTATATCCGGGGATGTTTAGGGCTAACAATACTGTTACCCCTACTTCTATCGTTACTCATCATTTATTTGAATTTAATGGGGAAAGATATATTACGCTTATCTGGGTTGATGCTCCTAGGTATTATTCCACTAATAATACAATAAAAACTCTATTAACTTGGAAAATCGATGCTGCGAACCCTCGGCTCTTTACATTTCATAGTAAGTATGTGTTACCATTCCCTTGGCAATCACATATATTTTTAAATGATGAAGAAACACTTGTAGGGCTTGGTGACGACTATAGTTTTTTAATTATTGCCTTTAACTCAGCTACTGGGTGGGAAACTGCAAATACTTTATCCTACAAAGTAACTAGTATTGGTAGAGATAGTACTGATAGAATTTGGTATACTAAAGATAGTACTTCTTTAGGTAGCGTAAACTATCCAGAACTACACTTGCTGACACCTAGCCTACCTCTTACTGTAACAGTGGTTCCCGCTGCTACTAGCTATACCTACGCAGGAGTACAGATTGCAAGTACGGTAGCAGTTAATGCTTATAATGCACAAGGGGCTAGAATTTCTACAGACGTTAAATTGTTGATTGAAGGAACTGGTATGACTTTCACTGGTGGTACTACTATTACTACTATTACTACTAGTGCAGCTGATCCTATCGATGTTGATATATTTATTAATAGTGCAGGATTCTCTAACATTACTGCAAGTGTGGATATTTAATAGATGACTATTTCAGTAGCTGCTTCTCAAGTAATAACTCAAATCGAAATTCTGACGGAGCAATACGCTCCGTCAGCTCTTGATCGCCCAAATACTTGGACTAATACTGAAGTTTCAGTATTAGTAGTTCCAAGTGCGGCCTCAAAAGAAACAAGTGAACTACGATTTGATACTGCCGAAGTAGTTACTGGAAGAGACTCTATTAGATTTATTAATACTTATTCTGTCACTGAGACTCAGATTAATGTGCTTAGTGCACCAAATAATGATAATGTAATTACAGTAGAATACTCTACTACTGATATAGGTTCTGAATATGCCCGTCACGGGGTCTATTCTACTTATGTTTTTAATCCAGGAGAAGCTTTAGTTAATGTAAGAGACATCTCCGCAGATATATCCTATACCGCGTGGAATAATCAATACCCTGATATTATTATAAATAAAGATCAGGCTAGATTTGTAAATCCGTCAGTCTTATATTTTTCGTCTCCAGATAGTGTAAGAGGTGTAGCAACTGTTCAGGTTATGGATGGAGAATTGATACCTCCTGATATTACACAATTATTTCCTCCTAGTGTAAATATACCTGTATCATATGATCCCGTATGGGCTCAAACAGCAAATCCACAGCCTTCAGGGTACGTACCAAGTGCAGCAGTAGGAACTACTACAGAGTATTATAGAATAATAGAATTGACTAATAATGCAAACATTTTTGGTACGACTTATCCTAACGGAGATTATTCGTGGCAGGATGGTCCTGTGTCTCTTGTTTATGATAATATTCAATTTGCAGTAGAACCTTTACATAGACCTACTAGTATGACAGAAGGTCTAGAGGACTCTTTGATTCGTCAGTTAGGTACTAATCGCCCCGCACGAACTTACTTAGGTACTGGATACGGATTTAATACAGCGGAAAGTGGTGTATATGGAAGAGCTATTAATGGTAATAATGGAGGTTTTCCTCAAGAATTTGGCATGGGGGTAAAAATTCCTGGTGCTGCTATGAATAGAAGGTATCTTAGAGTATCTTTCGATCATATGAAAACTGTAAATGGGTCCACTACTGAAGGAGACTACCCTTTTACATTTGATGCTATGATAGGTATGTCTACTACGTTTGCTGGAATTCCCTTACCTAGATTTAGTGACCCCACACAATCTTTCCCTGATTTAAACCATGATGGAAGGGCTCAGCTAAGGCGAAGAGTTAGAGATACTGGCCAGGTTAAAAGAGAGAGTTCTGCATGCTTGCTAAGTACAGGCCCCCAGACTTCTGATATAAGGGCTATAGAAGATAGTACTGCACCTTTTAATAATATGTCTGTTTTTGATGAAGCAAATGTAGCAGATATGGATGATTTCTTTCCTCCAGTTACAAATTCTTTAATATCTAAGACTATTTATATTCTAGACCTTCAAACAGGGCTGCATTATTTTTTCTCTAAGAATCTTTTATTAAAGACAACTATGGATCAAATTTGTTCAGCAGATTCTGGAATAACTAATTATGACCAGACTAAAGATACTTACCTATCGTGGGGTATAAGCCCTCTTGTTGAAGAGGTAGAGGCAATGGGGCAGAATTGCTATGTGAGTTACTTTAAAATAACTGTAGCAGATACTTGGGATACTGTCGATATACTACTCGATCCAGAGGCAGAACCTACAGGATCGTATCAGCAAATACTTAGAAGCTGGGAAAATGATGAAGACGAAAACACTAATATTTTAAGCGATGATCAGCAGGCAGGAATAGAGACAGCTAATTCTTTAATACTACCCCCCGCACCTAATGTATTATATGACGTATCTAAAGCTCCTGCACCTGTTTTTGAGCCTGTTATAATGCTACAACCTGTTAAATTTGAGATAAAGGGGCCATGGCTTGGAGATCAATTAGGAGTAAACAAAGTTAAGTATGACTACTTACCAAAAGTTATTGTACCTATATCAATTGATTTTTCTTATCGGGCTAATCATATTGGAGAGCCCGCTAGTGTAGATATTTTAGCCCTTCGTCCAATTATCCCTACGGGGGAAAGCCCCGAGTTACAAAATTTAAGAGTAGCAGTATCTTCTAGAGAGTATTTTAGTCCCTCTCCTATGCACAGTAGAGTACTAATAGAGACTAAAGTTCAGCCTACATATGAAAGAAGTTTTACAAATAATATACTACCTGCCCAAACTGAAATTCAAGTTGAAAACTCTAGTATTTACTTGGGGGGAGTTTCTGGGAATGATCTAATTAATAATAACGCAGTATTATTACAAGGCTCTACACTTATAACTACAGGATTGGATAGATATTTTTACACTATACCCACCCAATTTAATAGTGTAAACATAACAATACTTATAGAAAACAATGATTTTAGCACTCTAACTTTAGGGCAAGTAGATTTTAGTCGCACACTTATAACTACAGGATTGGATAGAGTATTGTACTTTTCAACATATACTCAGGAAACTGCAGCAAACGCATTTGTATTTACACAGGAACTTTCAAATCTTGTATTTTTTCAAGGAGCAGATGGACGTACTCAATTTGGTATTGAGAGCGACTTTGTTATATTCCCAGTATTTGGGGGAGGAGTTGGTGGCACTGAGCTGCTAATAAGCGAGTAAGGAAATAATATGAAACAAATTCAAAAAATAAGAAACCGATTTCACGTATCGGATGGTAAAGGCTCCACTGTATTTTTTAAGTCTGAAGAGGCTGCAAAAGAATATGCAGGGCACCCTAATGAAGAAAAATTATGTGAAGAGTGTGTCTGTGACCCTTGTGAGTGTTTTACAGAAAAAACACAGCCCGCAGCTACTACTAGCGATGTTAATATTAACATTGGTAATAATATTGACTTTGGTAAAGGGAACATTTTTTAATGACTTTACTTAATAAATATCATAATGGAAAGCCTTGTGGTAAAAAGAAAAAAAGGAAAAAGAAAAATGGCAAGAAAAAAAAGAAGCGTTAAAAAGAAACACCCGGCACTAAAAAGAGCTGGAGTAAGTAAGTTTAATAAAGCAAAAAGAACTCCAAAACACCCTAAAAAGTCTCATGTAGTTGTTGCTAAAGTAGGTACCAAAGTTAAGACAATACGTTTTGGCCAGCAAGGAGTTAAAGGCTCTCCAAAAAAGAAAGGTGAGAGTGCTACACAGGCTGCAAGACGGAGGTCTTTTAAGGCTAGACATGCGAAAAATATCGCAAAGGGCAAGATGTCTGCAGCTTACTGGTCCGACAAAGTTAAATGGTAGCAACTAGTTAAAAAATAGTAATTGACAATCATGTTAATTAATGATAGCATTATCTATTGAATACAAAAATAAAAGAGAGAGAGGTAATAATGACAGTACAGGTCAGTAGGCAAGATGTAATAACAGACTCAATAGTTGAACTAGAAAAAACAACTAGGTTTCTAAAGCTGCCTGTGTATCCGTACTTAGAAATGCTGGGAATATCTGCACTACCGTCTCAAATGGCAATTATTAATGCTATAAATAATCCTAAATATAGATTTATTTGTGCAGCTGTTTCTAGACGTCAGGGCAAAACTTATATAGCCAATATTATTGGACAACTAGTTTCTTTAGTACCAGGCTCTAATATATTAATTATGTCCCCTAACTATGCTCTATCTCAAATTTCTTTTGATTTACAGAGAAATCTTATAAAACACTTTGATCTAGAGGTTACAAAAGATAATGCAAAAGACAAAGTTATTGAGCTATCTAATGGATCTACTATTAGAATGGGTTCTGTAAATCAGGTTGATTCATGCGTGGGTCGAAGTTACGATCTTATTATTTTCGACGAAGCAGCGTTAGCAGACGGCAAGGATGCCTTTAATGTCGCACTTCGGCCCACTCTTGATAAACCAAATTCTAAAGCTTTATTTATATCAACTCCTCGTGGGCGAAACAATTGGTTTGCCGAGTTTTTTGATAGGGGTTATAATGACGAATTTCAGGAATGGGCCTCTGTAAAAGCTACTTATTTAGATAATCCTAGAATGACTGAAAGCGACATTATTGAAGCTAGAAAGAGCATGTCCGACGCAGAGTTTAGACAAGAGTACGAAGCAGATTTCAATACCTACGAGGGCCAAGTTTGGAAATTTGATTATGAAAAATGCACTGTAAATCTAGAAGGGATTAATACTAGATATATGGATGTTTTTGCTGGACTAGATGTAGGATACAGAGACCCTACTGCTTTTTGTGTTATAGGGTATGATTGGGACGAGCAAAAGTATTATATATTAGATGAATACATGGATGCTGAAAAGACTACTGAGCAACATGCTACTGAGATTCAGCACTTAATTGAGAGGTGGGATATTGATTTTATTTATATAGATTCCGCAGCACAGCAAACTAGATTTGATTTTGCGCAGAATTACGATATTAGTACTATTAATGCAAAAAAATCATTATTAGATGGTATCGCCCATGTTGCAGCTATAGTAGATAATGATAACTTATTAGTATCTCAGAAATCTTTGGAATCTTTGGCTGCGTTAGATCAATATCAATGGGATCCTAACCCCAATTTACTTAGAGAAAAACCGAAACATAATAGGGCTTCTCATATGTCAGATGCAATAAGATATGCGTTATACTCATTTGAAACTAACAATTCAGGGTTTTAATGGGCACCTGCTTAAAAATAGTAGTTGACAATGTATCTGGTACACGTTATAATTTCGGAAGTAAAAATTGGTATTTTATAAAATGGAGAAATTAAAAAGAGACCCTGTAAAATATATTCGAGATAAAGCAAAAGCTAGATATGATAAAGGCTCAGAGTGTTATATTTGCGGAGATACTGAAAAATTAGATTTTCATCATTTTTATAGCCTTACTCCTTTATTAGATAAATGGATAAAGGAACAAGGTTATTTCGAAGAAGATATTAGAGAGTTTAGAGATGAGTTTATTAACGAACACATTGAAGAACTATATGATTATACTGTAACTATTTGCCACTCGCATCATTTAAAGTTACACAGTATATACGGTAGAAATCCCTCTCTGCATACTGCAAAAAAGCAGCAGAGATGGGTACAGATTCAAAGAGAGAAAAATGGCTTGGTATAATAAAATTCTTGGTCGGGAAGAGGTTGAAGAAAAACTTAACCCTGCTCAGCCATACTACGATCATAAAGTAGAATCCTCGCGTGAAATGACATATTCCTATGAGCTTGCATATGAGCAATTAGAAATTGTTAATAGAGGTGTCAATATGATAGTCGATGATGTGTCTGAGATTACTACTAAGGTTGGCCCACCCATCCCTATTAATAATCCTTATAAAGGGGTAAAGAGAGCTAAATTAAGTCTTCTCTTAAATAAAGAACCAAACCTTTTTCAAGATATTAGCTCGTTTAAAAGAAATCTAGTTACAGATTTTTTACTCGATGGAAATATATTTATCTACTTTGACGGTGTGCATATGTATCACCTACCTGCTAGTAAAATGATTATACATTCAAGTGAAACTACTTATGTAGATCATTATACCTTTAATGAAACCGTTCGTTATAATCCGAATGAAATTATTCATATTAAAGATAATTCTTTTTACTCTATTTATAGGGGTATATCTAGACTTAAGCCTGCTTTACGTACTATGATATTAACTAAATCGATGCGGGATTTTCAAGATAACTTTTTTAAGAATGGCGCAGTGCCAGGATTGGTATTAAAAAGCCCTAATACTTTATCTGAAAAAATTAAGGAAAGAATGTTAGCGTCTTGGCAGCAGCGATATAGACCGGATGCTGGAGGAAGACGTCCCTTAATTTTAGATGGGGGTCTTGAAATTGATGCAATTTCCAATGTAAATTTTAAAGAGTTGGACTTTCAAGCAGCCATTTCAGAAAATGAAAAGATTATTTTAAAATCGTTAGGAGTACCTCCTATTCTGTTGGATTCTGGCAATAATGCTAATCTTCGTCCGAATATGCGATTATATTATTTAGAAACCATACTTCCTATAGTTCGTAAAATTAACTTCGCTCTTGAAAGATTTTTCGGATTTGAAATAACAGAAGATGCTACTAATATACCTGCCTTACAACCAGAGCTGCGTGATTCAGCTCAATATTATTCTTCTCTAGTAAATACTGGCATTATCTCTCCTAATGAGGCACGAGAACATCTAGGATTTGAAAAAGTAGAAGGATATGATGATCTAAGAGTACCCGCAAATATCGCGGGAAGTGCAGTAGACCCGTCGGAAGGCGGAAGACCTGTAACACAAGACGAGGAAGATTAATAATGGCTACTAGACGACAAACAACTGCGTCCTTAGACAAACTTCATGCTCACTTTATTCAGCATGGAGTCAAAAGTCCTATTACATACGAGCAATACTTAGCTTTAGGGCCTTCTAGCCCTATAACTCGCAGAGAGTTAGCTAAGATCTTTAATGGTAGATGGGCAAGAGTATTAACTGCTCTTATTAGGAAGCACCCTATGGTATATCAGCAAGCTAGTGCTGCTCATACTACTATAGAAGCTCCCACAAAGCCTGCCCCTAAGAAAGCTCCAGCTAAGCCTGCGCCTACTAAGCGATTTGCAGCTACTAAGAAAACGGAGAAAAACGATGAATAAGATTTTTAATTTTACGTCTACGTTTAAATCTTTAAGCGAAGATGAGGAGGGTGTTCATATATGTGGCATGGCAAGTACAAATGATACTGATCGTGCCAATGACATAATTAATGCGGACGCTTGGACTAAAGGGGGCCTTCATAACTTTGAGAAAAACCCTATAATTTTATTTAATCACGACTACAATAAGCCGATCGGACGTGCTACAGGTCTTAAAGTTACAGACAATGGTTTGGAACTTAAAGCGAAAATAAGCAAGTCTGCTCCTGGTAATGTAGCTATGTTGATTAAAGAGGGCATTCTTGGAGCTTTTTCTGTTGGTTTCCGAGTCAAGGATGCGGATTACCTAGAAGAAACCGATGGATTAAAGATTAAGGACGCTGAATTGTTCGAGGTATCGGTAGTTTCCGTACCTTGCAATCAGGCAGCTACTTTTTCGCTAGCGAAATCATTTGATTCTATGGATGAATATGATGAATTCAAAAAAACTTTTTTTAAAAATAGTGTGGATCTAGCCGGTCAGTCTCTGGCTAAAGACGAAGTTAATACTTCTAGCGTAGCTAGTGACACACCGGAACCCGCGCAAAGCGCACAAAAGGAGATAGAAATGTCTGAAGTTAAAAACTCAGAAATTGACTTGGAAGCTTTTGCTAAAAAGGTAGCGGAAGAAACCGCTGCTAAAATTGCAATGAAGCAAGCCGAAGTTAAAGCTGTTGAACAAGAAGCAGCACAAGAAGCAGCACAAAAAGCAGCAGCAGAAGTTGAAGCTAAGCAAGCACAAGAAGAGCAAGTTAAATCTGCTATTACTTCAGGTGTACAGTCTGGCGCTGAACGATTAATGGCTGACTTTGAAGCAAAAATGGCTTCTGCAGAAGCTAATCAAGCAGAAGTTATTGCTAAGTTCGAAAGAGAACTTACAGAGAAGCAAGAAGAAATTACTAAAATGCGCGAGTCAAAAGGCGTTTTCGCTGATCGTAACTCTAGTAAAGGTCTTGAGCCTCATGCAAAAGAACTGATGCACGCACATCTTGCTGGTATTGTTACTGGTAAGGGTTGGAATACTGACTATGCTAAGTCTGTTCTCGAAAAAGCTGGTGTTACGTATACAGCTACTGGTGGTCAGAATGACCCAGGTATCGATGTAGTAGTTTCTACGCAAATCGAAAAAGAGATTCAGTTAGAGCTTCGCACCGCTTCTTTGTTTAAAGAAATGCAGGTTGAAAGCCAATCTACAGTAATTCCGCTGCAAAGCGATACAAACTTGGCTAAATGGGCTAACGCTCGTGATGCTGCTGACAATGGTACTGGTAGTGATATTGCTAACCGCGGTGCTGCTGACAATACGTATGTTGCGCAACAGAAAGTTATTCAAGTAGATCGTTTAATCTCTACTTCTTTCCTTGATAACTATATCGATGAGAAAGTATTGATTAACATTATGCCTATGCTAACTCAAGGTATTGCACGATCACATGCTCGCGCAGTCGATTCTGCTATCATTAATGGTAACTCATCTAACATCACTGGTCTGGTCGCTATGTCAGTTGCAGGTCAATCTTGGGGCGCACAAGTTGCAGCTCATCTAACTTTTAGTGCAGACGTACTTGTTAAATGTCGTCGTGCTATGGGTGTATACGGTTTGAACCCCGCAGATGTAGTTTTCATCGTATCTCAAGAGAAGTACTATGACTTGTTAGAAGATCCTGACTTCCAAACTGTTGATGAAGTCGGTTCTGATATGGCTGTACGTTTGACTGGTCAAGTTGGTCGAGTATACGGGTCTCCCGTAGTTCTTACTGATAACATGACTGCTGATCAAGAAGATGGTTTTGGTGGAGCACTTTGTGTTAATACCTCTAACTTTATCATCCCACGTCTTCGTGGTATTACAGTTGAGCAGGACTATGAAGTTTCTGCACAACGTCGAGTCCTTGTTGCTACTCAGCATCTTGGCTTTGATGAGTTGTTTGATTCAGCTGGTGGGAAAGCAGCCGCTACTCACGCAGTATTCAACAACGACGTATAAAAATAAAATTAACCTTTTACTTCGGGGGGCAGCAATGTCCCCCCAAGTTTTTACTAATTGACTATATATTATGACTGATTTAATTACTATAGATAAATATAAAGAAATTGAAGGCATATCATCAACGAAAGAAGATGTAAAGCTAGAAATTTTCATCCCTTCTGTAAGTCAATTAGTAAAAACTTACTGTGGTAACTCTATTGTTGACTATTACACAGTAAACAAAGTTGAAGATTTTTCTCTTAATTGGGACTCTACTTTTCTTCAGCTTACAGAGAGCCCTGCTAATATAATAGTGGAAATTCAAGAAAGACGTCAGCCTACAGACGCGTACTCTGTAGTAGCGTCTGAAGACTACTATTTGGATAAAAAAACTGATAGTGTTATAAGGATCGGTAAAAATCACACTTACTGGCCCCAAGGCCCTGGCTCTGTATTAGTTACTTATACTGCCGGATACGCTACTACTCCCCCTGACTTATTGTTAGCAGTAGGAGATTTAGTTACTTATTATTTAAAAGACGAGCATAAACAGAGGCAAACATTACAAGGGGCTAGTATTGAGAATGCTCGCTCGGGGGGAAATGCGAACAACCCTGCATTTCCAGACCATATAAAAAGAATCTTAGACCTGTATAAGAATTTTTAATGGCTACGCAAACTTTAAATCAGTTAGTTGCCCAAATGATAGGCGGTCGCTATATTAGAGCTAAGTATTGGAGAAGAGCTATTGACCAAAATAAGCTCATAAGACAAAAATTCGAATTACAAGAAGAATATGTAAAGAGATTTAAAGAATTTACACTTGCGGCTAATAAAGCGCATAAGGCGGGTGCTAATACTTTTAAATTTGAAGGTCAAACGTTCCAACCTAGAAGCGCCCTTAGAACGGCAGCCTCTGTTAACAATAGATCTCACTCAGAATTTGGTAGAGCTAATTTTAAACAACAAGCATATACTTTAAAAAAATTATTTCCTGAAATAGCGAAAGGTCAGGAGTTAGGACATAAAAATATAAGTGTTCTTAGAGCTTCTTTATCTGCTACATTAAGCGCTATGGATAAGGACGACCCAAGAAGGGACTCTGTAAAAGCTCTATATTTTGCAGCAAAAGAAATTGATAGTTTAACAGAAAAAGGTGAGGATGCGTGGGATACTATACTTGATAAATTAGAGAACTCTATTAACTCAGGGTATGATGTAAAATCACAATACACTAAAGACGTACATTTGCTAACAGGGGTTAAAGGCACTTTAGAGCTAGAGTTTGAGTCAAAAGATATAAACCAATTTAAAGGTAGACTAGCCGGTATGGTAGGGGATTTATTTAGAAAAGTAATTACAGAGGCTTCTTTTGATCTTACGTCTAGCCCAGGTTTTGAGAATATAGCAAACTTGAAAGGTTCTCCTAGTATTATTGAAGAGCTTACCGCCCAAAGTTTAGCTATGATTGATCCTAAAAAGAAAATAAAAGGCAGGGCGAGAACTAAAGCAAAGTCTTCTGTTAAACAAATGACAGGGGGAAGGACTAAAATTAAAAGAGTTAAAAAGTCTAAGGCGAGGGCCCCTATCGCAGGTAGAACAAAAGGAGTTTCTAGCAGCCCTTTAGAGATGTTAGGTATTTTAAATCAGCAACTTCCAAAAGTAGTTGCAAATAATATGGGGTCTCCTAGACTGAACTATGTTTCAGGTAGATTTGCAAGTAGTGTTAATGTAACAGATATTACACAGACTGCAAAGGGGTTTCCCAGTATAGGGTACAGCTACCGAAGAAATCCTTATGAAGTTTTTGAGCAGGACACGGATAGAGACCCACGAAAGATTATTGATCTTTCAATTAGAGAGATTGCGGCACAATTTGCTATTGGCAGATTTTACACTAGGAGATTATAATGGCCTATCCGCGCCAATACGCAACGAGAAGACAGTCTATTGTAGAAGCATTGGTGCTTGCACTTAAAACTATAGATGGTACAGGAGACTTTTATACTAACGTATATAATAACGTAAGCCCTAGATTGAAGTTCTGGGATGAAGTAGAGGATTTCCCCGCTATACATTTAAATGCAGGATCTGAAAGACGAGAGTATCAAGGTGGAGGGTACAGAGATAGATATTTAGCTGTTATTGTAAGATGCTATGTTAGAGAAGAGGATGCTGTAAATGCATTAGATAGACTTCTTGAAGACGTAGAGACAGTTATAGAAACTAATTCTAGATTGGAATACCTTGATAAACTGGGATCTATACAGTATACTCATCAAATCTCAGTCATCAGCATAGACACTGATGAAGGAGTATTAGAACCTTATGGAGTTGGAGAACTACTCATTGAGGTTCGTTATTAGAAAATGCTGACACGAATAAATATTCAAGTTCAAGCCTTTTCAAGTTTCATAGGAGATTACAACTATGGCATCAGTATTACAATTTAGTAGAAATACTAAAGCATACTTACAGATGGGCGCTGAAGTTTGGGAATTACCAATCCTTGATGGATTTTCTTTTTCTCAAGCAACTAACGCATCTGAAATTACACTAAATGAAGCGGCCAACGCCGCAGGAGTATCAAGACGAGCTAGACAAATGTTTACTGACTCTTACGCCCCTGCAGAGTGGAGCTTTACTACTTATATTCGTCCTAATGGGGGAGCAGATGGCGCTGCCGGTTTAGGAGCAATCGAAGAGGCTCTTTGGGCTAACATGATTTCTGGCAACCAAGCTTACAATGAATTAACGGGTGCTTTTACAGAGGGAGTTTCTAAAGCTACTGCAAATACTACTGTATTTGACTTCACAAACTCTAACAAAACCACTTTAGGTACTTTTACTTTATGGATGGTTCTTGGAGCATGCGCTACTGACCCTGCAACTGCGTCTTTTACGGAGGCTCAAGGTCAAACGGTGTATAAGATCAGTAATGCTGTTACTAACTCTGCCTCTATCGATTTTGATATTGAAGGTATTGCTCAAATTACCTGGGCAGGCTTTGGTTCTCTAGTAGAAGATAAAACAGATGTAGTAGAAGGCTCTGGCGGATGGCCAGACGTTACTGGAGGAGGCTCTAATAACCTTATTACTACGGGTATTGACAGCAGTGGAAACTTTATTAGAAACCGCTTAACTAGTTTGGCTGTATCAGGTGATTTAGGGGGTGGAAATACTGCTTACTCTTTAGTTCTTACTGGCGGTAGCTTAACAATTGAGAATAACTTAACATTCTTGACTCCAGAAACTTTATGCTCTATTAATCAGCCATTAGGCCATATTACAGGATCTAGGTCAATTTCTGGCAACTTTACTTGCTACTTGGATGCTGAAGGGGATTCTAGTGCTCAACTCTTCCAAGATATTCTTGCAGCAGATACACTGGTTACTAATGTAATGAGTGTTTCTTTTGGTATTGGTGGAGCAGCATCTCCCTCCTGTACTATAGTTATGCCCAGATGTCATTTAGAAGTACCAGCACATAGTATTGAAGACGTTATTTCTGTAGAAACTACGTTCCATGCGCTACCTAGTAGCTTAGACTTAGCAGATGAACTTACTATTACATACCTTGGTCAATAATAGTTAATACTTTATAAATAAGTAAATAAAAGGGGCGCTTAGCCCCTTTTATTTATTCCACCCTCCAAAAATTTTTCTTGACTTTTCTCCTGGTATACTTTATACTATGTGATAAGAAAAATCAATTTACTTTCTACTTATATAAGGAACTATTTAATGACAGATGATGTTAAAGCGCCAATTTCTCTCGCTAGTTTAATGACCCCTAGCAAAACCGTATCTATTGCATTTCCTGGATGCCCAGGAATGGAAGTGGATTTATGCTACTTAGCGAGGGAAGAACTATTAAAACTTCGAAAAAAATGTTTAACTACCAAATTTGATAAAAGAACACGACAGCCTGAAGAAATCTTAGATGACGATAGGTTTCTACATGAATACGTTAAAGCTGTAATTAAAAACTGGAAAGGATTTAAGTATAACTACCTAGAAGAATTACTACTAGTAGACATTAGTGAGCAAGATCCTGAAGCTAATCTGACTTTTACTCAAGAAAATGCAGAATTACTAATGAAGAATTCAGGTACATTTGATACTTGGGTCACTGAAACAGTTGGTGATTTAGAAAATTTTACTCAGAACAAGTAACAAGAATAGTCTCGTTACTTGAAAGATACACGAGAGAAGCGGATAGTGTAATAGATATAGATAAATATTATGCCGTATGTGAACAGTTAGGGCAAGAGCCCGACCCAGATAAGCTACCTTTAGATATGAATAGTTTTCCTGTAGAGGTACAATCAGCCTTATTTATATATGATCTATTACCAGATAAGTGGGACGGAATGTCGGGATCTTACTTAGGAAAAGAATGGTCTTCAGCTAATTTTTTATTAGATACTTATAAAATAGGTACTGATCGTGGGCAGATAATATATTTTTGTAAGATATATGAAAATATGAAAGTACAGTATATGGCTGAAAAAGCCGAAAGGAAAAGAAAAGCCGACGAACGAAAAAGTCAAGCGGCAGGAGGCGGAGGTAAGAATTTCGCCCATAATGTAACCGGATAATGGCTAAACGAAATAAGATATATATTGACGTTGTTATTGACGACAAAGGTACTACTAAAAAAGTAGCACTTAGTCAGAAACAACTTGCAGATGCTGCTCAAAATGCGGGTATGCAAGTAGGCAATGTTGATCGTAGACTAAAAGGTGCAGCACAAGCTTCTTCTAACAGCACTAAAAACTTTTCTAAAATGGCACAGGGGATCTCGGGGGGTCTTGTGCCTGCCTATGCTACTTTAGCAGCCCAATTATTTGCTATATCTGCTGCATTTCAATTTTTAAAAGACGCAGGTAATCTACAAACTCTCCAGGCCGGTCAAACTGCCTATGCTGCCGCTACTGGC